TCGTTACACAAGAACATATCCATATCGCCATTGTCTTTGGGATAGTTTACGGTTCCACTGTTGCTGATAACATCAACTATAGCATTGGTCAACAGTGTAATCACAGTGTCAGATCCTACTTCTGCTACTAGACCTTCGTCTAGAGTCTGTAGTGTTGGTACTGTGGTAGTAGTGGCCACAGCACCGGTCAGTGTATACAATGTTGCAATAGTTACATTATCAATAATGTCTTGAGCCAAAGTGTTGATACGCTGAATACCTGCCACAGTCTGAGAGAGTTGCGCACCAATAGCCAATGCAGGATTACTGCCTGGAACTGCTGGTCCTTTGTATTTTAATGCAGCAGAAATTGTGCGATTCTGGCCACTCCATTTCAAATCAAATACCATAGAGTCTATGATCAATCCAACATCTCTATAACAGATATCTTCATTGTAGTCAAATGCAGACGTAAAAGGAGCCGTGTTTGTAGAAATTTGATTATTGATCCAACCTATGACCTGATCTTGAATAAATTTTCTATTCAAGGTGATCAGTCGTGCGGCACTATTGAAGCCGCCTTTGTTATTAATCAATGGATAAACAGGCTGTGAAGAATCTGCTAGATAGTGATAACCATACAGTTCAGTGGCCACAGTTAGGCCGTCTATTACAGGATCTCGTCTAAAATTCAAAAATGCCCAAGGACTAGAACTGTCAAAACCTATCTGTGGTCTAATAATAGTTCTACGAAATTCATCGCCTATTATTGCCACGTTTTGAGGAACACGTAATGGTAAATTTTCTAGGTAAATGCCGGTTTCAACAAATACTGAAATTTGAACACTCTTGGTTACATCACCAAATGAAATGGGCTCGCCAAGGACGAATTCACCGCTAACAATATCAACATCAAATTCTTCGTTGCCGGATGTGTCTAGAGTACCGTCGTGTGCTAGAATTTGTGCAAGAGCTCCGGAAGTTTCTCCACGAAGATATAGTCCTTCTCGTATGTCTTTGGCTGCGTTAGCGGCTACAGAAGTCAATGCAGGATTTCCGGTAAAGTCTGTTCGGTAACCGCTGGTAAGCAATCTAAATCTTGGAAGACTCACACGTATTGTTGGCTGCGAAGTAAATCCTGATCCTCCGTTAGTGATACTGATACTTTGTATCGATCCACCAACTGCTGGAGGTCCAACAACAGTAATTGGACTAACATCTGCTACACCAAAGGCTCCGGAGCCACCGCCACCCTCAAATCTTACCGACACTAGGCCATATCCAGATCCGCCACCGCCCGGGTTAATCTGTACTCTAGCTACCTTAAATGTAAGATTCAGTGTACATCCAGATCTAACACCGGCACCGCTGCCGGGACAGGTAGTAGCTGCAGGATTTACCGGCGCAGGCAACACGCTGTAGTTGCCACCAGTAATCTGTCTAATGGCAGTGACTGGACCTCGTCCTCCTGAGCCTCCTGGTCCAACTGACAGCACCTGATATCTTGCTGCTGTACCAGTGCCGGTGGCTACAGTGAGTATATCGCCTGGGAGATAGTTAAATCCTCCGCTGGCAATCTCAACGGTGTCCACATTCATAAAAATGAATGCAGGACTAAAACCAGTTCCTGTGGTAGCACTTTCATCGTCAATTTCTACTAGAGTACAAGGCTCATCACCGTTGTTCCAGGTAAGAACTTTCTTGTAAGGACCAATTTCTAACGGAGCTTCTAGAATCAATTCTTCTGCACGTTTAAGAGCACCTTCTAGTGTCTTATATGCATAGGCTAAACTGCGGCCCTGTCGATCTGGTCCGACACCAGATCGATCATCTGCTCCGGCTGTGCTCACATACAGATTTACTGTACTGCTGTAACCGGAACTATCAACATATCGTTTAGTGGCAGCTATCAAACCATTGTAAGCCGTATCGTCATCGTCTACAGGGTCTCTTGAAAGTACCAGCGGCCCGGTCATGGTACCAAATGCAGTGTTAACTGTATTGGTGGCAGGATCAATAGAATCTATACCTTGAAGAGATATCTTAGAATCCACATAACCTTTGTTGGCTGCCACTCTGTCTTTTTCTGTAGCAGTAGATCCGTGAATTATGTTTATTCTGTTAATTGACTCATCGAGTTCAGAAAAAGATCCTATATTAGGTAAATTTCCAATAGGATATCTTACTCCCCCGCCTTGAGCATTGAGCGGTCCTCCTAGATTTGGGTTAGAATCGCCTGAGATGTTTGAAAACAAACTGTTAACAACAATGGAATTTGGATTAGTTTCAAAATCAATTTGAATACCTTCACCAGATTCTAGTTTTTTAAAAACTACACCGTCTGTGGTATCATTGATAACAACTAACGCATTTTCATAATCGTTAGGGAATGATTCGGGAGTATCGTCTAGACCTATGAATGTTAGTTTTTCACCTAGTCCTAGTGAACTATAGAGTTCTCTAAAATTGTCATTGACAGATCTAAAACTGTCTCTGATACTGTCGCCGGTGCCGTCGTTGCCAATTGCACCAATATTAATAATTTTTCTTGCCATAGCAAATCCTATGTGTTTGGATATCGATAATATTTATCCAAAGTTTTTATAAGCCTAATGTAAATACTGGATGTTCATTCAGACCAAATCACAGAAAAATCAATATGTTAGGATTAGTAAGCTGGGCAATCAACACAGTTACACACGGACAAAAACCATTGTGATCTTAAAATGTGATGACTGCGATGCGGTGTTTGAAAGAGATCTAAAAAAAATAGATAGAAAGCGTTTAAACAACAACTATTTTCATTGTTGTTCTAGATGTGATATTAAGAGATTTGCGCAGAGAACAGGAGCAGATCACAAGAAAATTTGGGATATGCCCACTGATACAGATCTAGATATTTCTAAACTCTAAAACTTTCACCGCAACCGCAGCGATCACGTTCATTGGGATTGACGAAATCAAACCCTTCATTGAGTCCATTGCGAACCCAATCCATTGTTAGCCCGTTTAGGTATACTAGGCTTTTGGCATCAACTAATATTACAAAGTCTTGTTGAGCAAAATTAGTAACTCCCTCTTCGGCAGTGTACTCGTCCACATATTCTAACACGTAGGCTAATCCACTGCAACCTGTAGTTCTAACACCTATGCGGATACCTACACCTTTGCCACGTTTGGCTAGAGTTTGCTTAATTCTTTTAGCTGCTGTGTCGGTTACGGTAATCATTCACTGCCGCCTTGATAGCATCTTCTGCTAGTATTGAACAATGTATCTTTACTGGCGGTAGTGCTAGTTCTTCGGCAATTTCGGAGTTTTTAATTTCTCCGGCGTTGTCGATGTGCATTCCTTTGACCCACTCCGTAATGAGGCTCGAGCTCGCAATAGCCGATCCGCAGCCATACGTTTTAAATTTTGCATCTGTAATAATACCTGTATCATGATCAACCTTTATCTGTAGTTTCATAACATCCCCGCAAGCAGGTGCGCCAACCATACCAGTACCAATATCAGGATCACTCTTGTCAAAAGATCCCACATTCCTGGGATTTTCATAGTGATCAATTACTTTGTCCGAGTACGCCATTGATTATCCTCCAATCGATTATTTTCCATATGTTTTTCAAATAACTTTTTTTATCAGCTTGATAGTCTAGAGCCCAAGCGTGTTCCCACCAATCAATTAACAGCACAATATCATTTTTGATTTCGTGATTCACAATGGTTTTGATCTTGCCATCACGAGCTAGATATGCCCATCCGCTGCCCTGTATTGTCATGGCTGTTTTTTCAAATTCTTCTTTGAAACTGTCAAAAGTATCAAAATGTTTTTCTATAAACGCCAAAATAGCATCATATGGTCTGTTGGCACCTTCTGGTTTTTGTAGTTGACCAAAATAGATATTGTGTAAAAACGCACCAGCTTCGTTGAAATCGTCGTCGCCTTCGCCCTTATTATATCTATCAACATAGGCCTTGTACAGCGTACCGTAGTGATAATCTATAGTTTCTTTACTTTTTATCGGCGCCAACTCATCACGGTCGTAGGGCAATGTCAACTGTACAAGTTTGTCTTTTTTGCCTTCGATTATAAACTTTTGAATGAATTTAAATTCCATATATGTATTTACCGCTAAATAAATTCCTAAGGAGATTTAATATGCTAGGATTAATTAAGAAGCTATTTGGTGCCAAGCCAGCAGAAACAACTGCGGAAGTACCATACAAAGTTGAGGTAGCACCTGCGCCAGCAGTTGAAGTAGCACCTGCGCCAGCAGTTGAGGCAGTGATTGTTGTTCCAGAAGCAGTTGTCCCGGCGGCAGTAGTTGAACAAGCGCCAGCTAAGAAGCCTGCACCTAAAAAGCAACAGCCAGCTAAGAAGCCTGCTGCTCCAAAGACTGCAACGGCAAAAGCACCACCTAAACCAAAAGCAACACCTAAGCCAAAAGCAAAGCCGGCTGCTTAAGACTCTGTTCATAGAGTGCAAAGCTGGATAGATTTTTAGCCTTGCTTTCGCACATGATGTCAAAGTTGTCACGGAAGCTCAAGGCCCATTCATTCACTGCTGTATTCCAGTAAAATTCTGAATGTGCTCTGAGTTTTTGTTTCTTGTAGCCCTGCTCTAAGAGGGACGGAAGATGGGGACGGATGTGTCCGGGATGGTCAATAAGGCAGTCTTCCCGTGATACACTATAATGTAGCACAGGGCGAACACCACGCCAGCTATCAATAATCCTCTTAACACGGTCGTCAGTTGCTTCAATATATTCTCCAGAATTAATCCAATGATGATGTATGTCCATGACCAGGGCACAGTCCTTGACCAATTCAATGCTTGAATCAATGCCCCAGGTCATTTCGTCATTCTCGATGGTAAGGCAGTTTCGGGCCTCGGGTGTCATTTTGCTTAGAGCATCACGAACACCTTGTGGTCCTAGCTTGCCTGAGATATGCACATTGATCTTGAAGTCTTGAAATGTTTGACCATAGCCCATCCAACGAGCCATATCAACGTGATACTCGAACTCTTCTATTGATCGTTCTACTATGCCCGGGTTAATAGACGCCAACACGCAAAACTGGCCAGGATGAAAGCTGAGCCTAACATTATTCTTGCGAGCCACATCACCCACTCGGGCAAATCCTCTTTCTGCAAATGCTCTGACATCGGACTGCCGCCAAAACCACTTCCAACTAGGCTCAGTGTATACAGGAAGTATATCACTTGAGAGTCGTACCATTCTAAGATCTTCATCTAGTGTTCCTACCCTGCTGACTAATTTGTAGCAGGCTTCTATGTTTCGTTCCATTAAATCCCAAAGCCGCTGTTCTGCTTCTTGGGGATGTTCACGCAACCACCTAACTGTGGTAGCACCTGTATTTAAGTCACGGTCACGAGCATTGATCTTCATGCCGTTTACTTCTGCAGGATCATTAATCCACTTACAGGCAAAACCAATTCGTTTAATCATAGTTTCTTTCATTAATAAAGCACGGGTTCAACTGTGGACTTACTCTGCAGGGCCATCATAATTTCTTCTTGTGCAGTATGGATCAGTTCGTAGTCTTCTAATATCAATCTACGAACTTCTGCAGGTAGACTGCACCAAACTTCAACATTATTATAGCTACCTTTTGTCTCCGGCGGCAAGCATTCACCTATCCAACCTGCTAAGGACTTAAATGCTTCAACGGTATTGCCGGGATGGCTGCGCCGAATTGCTCCGGCAAAGTCATTAGCCAGTACTGCTGTAAAACATCCACCTGGACTAAATCCGTGAACAAGATAGTTGTACATAGGATCGGCAAAGTCTTTAGGTACATCCCAGCGTTTAAAAGTTTCTAGGATTTTATTGCGGCTGTACTGTGTTAGTTTCATCTTTAACTTTCGCTGAAATTACATTAGCAATACGGAAAGATCGCCATTCCTTTTTATCTAAGCACCAAACATTCATAACATTGGGATTTTCTTTTTTAACTTTTGGAAAGTCGATAGGATTATCTGTGTTAGTAATATGTGGAGGGGCAGGCGGAATAAACTCTGCCTTAAGTGTACAAGGCATTGATCGAGTCTCACCATTCACTTTGGTAAATTCTACGATGCACTCATTTTCAAGAAGCAGAGTGCGTAATGCTTCGGGGGTAATAATAGTCATGCTACTATTATAACACACTTACCGCCAGTTGTCAATGACATAAGGATCTAAAACATCGTGAGGATTTGGATCTCCGTGGAATACACAGACACTACAATTGGTTGGAATTTTTGGATTGATTACTGATTTAAAGTTTCGTTTACCGTCCTTCAATACTAGTTCTTCTCTGCTACGTATTTCCCATTTGTAACTTTGTATCCATTCTATGGGCCAAAATTTTATACGATCCTTGCTGGTCTTCCATATCCAATCTTGATCACCTTGTAATTTCTGTGCTTCGTTAGGATTGTTGTTGAATTGTTGATAGATATGACTCTGAGAACCGTGCATCCAACTCATCACAGAACTATTGAGATACATCCAAGAAGGGTGAAATTTTCTATTAAAATCTTTTATACCTAAGAAAGCGTTTCCGTGTCCTACAGTTAAGTTATCTATGTTGTTGTGTATTACAACATCGAGATCAAAATAGACTATTCTACCATTGATTGGTAAATTGGGATCGAACATATGTACCTTGTGCCACCATATTTTTTTATAATTTTTCATAGGTTGCACAATACTTCGAACACCTTCTATGGGGTGATGATCATCGGTAAGACAAACAAATTCGTAAGGAACTGTTAGATGGCGAGATACCATATTTCTAAGACGTTCAATGTACTCACGGCCGTACTTGGTACCAAATTTTACACACAGAACAGTTATTTTTTCAAGATTAGTATCTACAATAACGGTTTCTTTCTGCGGTCGCCGAGCTTCTTTTTCAAGTCTTCTAATGGCTTTGAGACGCTTTCGTTCTTCTTTAGTTTGGGAGGGATTTAACAATTCCATCTATTTTTATAAGACTTTCTAATACGTTTTTGAGATTAGATAATGTGATCATATTAGGACCATCGCTAGGGGCATTGTCTGGATCTTCATGACATTCCATGAACACAGCACTCACGCATCCGGTGGCCACTGCTGCCCTCGCGAGGTACGGGACCATAGTGCGATCTCCTCCGGAGACTGTTCCCAGCCCACCAGGTTGCTGAACACTATGTGTGGCATCAAAAACCACTGGATACCCGGTGCCTGCCATAATGGGTAGACTACGCATATCCACAACAAGGTTATTGTATCCATGAGTGTATCCTCTTTCGCATAACATGATGCGTTCATTGCCAGTTGAGGCAATCTTTGCCGCAACATTTTTCATATCGTGGGGAGCAAGGAATTGTCCTTTTTTCACATTGATAGCACAGCCTGTAACACCTGCCGCTAGCAGCAGGTCAGTTTGCCTGCACAAGAATGCAGGAATCTGCAAGACATCTATGCCAGCGGCAGCACACAATTCTGCCTGATAGCTTTCGTGGATGTCAGTTAAAACTGGCACTCCAAAATTGTGTTTAACAGTATTAAGAATCTTTAAACCT